GAGTGGTGAAAAGGTTAGATAATGCAGGAGCATTGTTGATAACCTCTGCTAATACAGGTCCGATAAACTCTGCTAAAGCTGTTTGAGCTTCGTATGCAACAGATTTGTTGCGAGAAGCCATAGCTTTGATAAGTTCGACTTGTTCTGGAGTATTTTTTAAAGTGATTTTCATATTAAATAATTTCCTTTCTATTAGTTGCAGTCGAATTTAACAACGATGTAACGTCCGCTAAACTGATCTTCTGTAGTAGCTCTGTTTGCAGTTGCGTTACGAGAACCTGTTCCGATAATTTTACCGAAGTTGTAGTGACCACTTTGATATTCTGGTCCCACACCTGTAATAGATCCAACGTTTGCGTTTCCTACTGCCCTGCTTTGTAGAGCGATAGAACGTCCAACACCGTAAGAGGCAGCGAATGTAGTGCTGCTCATTGTACCAGCACGGTCAAATGCTTCTTCACTTAGTGTCACAATACCTTTTGTTAAAACAGGTACTGTTTGACCAGGAAGAACAGCTTGAAGCTCCTCTTTCTTAGTTGCGTTATAAAGTAATTTCTCACCATTTTCATCTGCTTTTGCAGTTTGGTTCAAAGTAATTCCTAAAGGAATTTTACCAGAACTTGCACCAGAGATTGTTAATGGATTTGAAGGGTATTCTGCGTTTACAAAAGGATAATCTGTTTTTCCAAGATATGAGTCAGCTCCATATGAAACAGGCTCCAAATTGAAATTTCCAGTTGTAATTTCCACAAACACACCCGCGTCACCTACACCAGCATTACCAGGAGTGGTATCTGTTAGTGCAAGTTGTGACTCAAGAGCGAATAGGTTAACCACATCGTTCTCGTCATATTGTCTGAATGGTAATAATCTTAATGACATAATATTAAGTGTTTAAAATTTATGATAAAATGTTATCGCGGCTGAAAGCTGCTGCAAACTTATCTTTAAGTGTTCCAGCTGAAGCTTGTGCCTCGTTATTGTTAGGGATTTCAGAAGTAGTTGCTTCTGCGTTATCTAAAGCTTCTTCAACATCTGCATCATCTGAAGCCTCAGCTACTTCTTCACCAGAAAGGCGTTTAGCAACTTCTTCTTCTACACGAGCACGAATTTCTTGTTCAATAGCAGCTTTAGCTTCTTTGTTTTTACTAGCCCAAAAAACTTCTAGTTCTGACTTGAAAGATGCAAACGCTTCTTCCGATGAGTCAAGACCTTTAATTTTTTCAGCAATAAAAGCAGAATCGCTTTCTTCTAAATCGTAAATAGAATCAATTTCTTCCATGCGTGAATTGAAAAGTTCTTCTGCAGCTTTTGCAGATTCAATCTTTTCGAACTCACCAATGCGTTCTTGAGCAACCTTTAACTCCTCTTGAATGGACTCCACAGAAGCTTTGAGTTCTTCATTCGCTTTTGCGATTTCAGACTTTGCATTTTCTGCAGCCTCAAGAGAAGCTTTGTACTCTTCGTCTTTGGTTTTAATGGCTTCAGCAAATGTTGAAGTCATGCTAGCAATAGCTTCTTGAGAGAATTTCTTCTCTTGAAGATCGCTCTTGAGATCTGTTAATAGGTTTTCTATATCCATGATTTTGATATTGTTTACAGTTTTTTTTAAATTTTGTGAAATTTTAGCCGCTACTTTCTGCAGTTGATCATTGCGCTTGGTGTTTATTTCTATGGCTTTAACTTCCTTGGTTTCTATTTGTTCTTTTTCTTCTGAAATCACACCCTTAACATTGGCAGCAGGTTTCATTGTAAAACCTATACCAAGTGGGTATACATTTCCAGTAATTAATCTATAGACAGGCGTTCCATCTTCCATTGCCCCTTTACCACCAAAGCCTTTTAACATGGCTTTCATTTCTTGGATTTGATTTGGATCAGATATGATTTCTGCATCCTTTAAATTCTTACTTCCAACAGCTATTTGATATTGACTAAATCCTACTTCCCAACTGGCTGACACTTTATTGTGCATACTGTTTTTGGGGTCAGTGCTTCTTTTTAAGGTATCAAAGAAATCTCTATCTACAGTTTTGTATACAACAGCACCCAAAGCTATGTTAAATGGATTTCTTTCATTTTCGTCAACATTGATTAAGATAGTGCTGTCAGCATAGTCACTAAACCCAGCGTTAACTATGTGGCCCACCACTTTCTTTTTGTTATGTTCTATGTTTGTAGGTTTATGTACAAACTGCTGTACAGAATCAATAGCAGTTTTTGTACTTATGCCATCACCATTCTTATTAAACTCATTAACTACAGCAGCATTAAAAGCCACTCCCATTAAGTCGATATTTTTCTTTAAATCGACTTGAGTTGGTATAAGTGGCTTTAAATTCTGTAAGTTAGCTTTAGATAGAACAAGATCACCTACTTGATTACTAGCTTGAACTTCAAAATCAAAGATCGTGCTATATTTGTAATTAGGCATTCTTTTTCTTTTCCGATACTTTGATGTCGTCTTGGGGAGCTACTACTTTTTCTTTTTTGTCTTCTTTTGACAAATATTTAGCTTTTTCTGCAGCTTCTGTTTCCTCCTCTTTTTCAGTTAACTTGCCATCTTTTTTCATTTTGTTTAAGATAGCTTTCTGAAGAGCTGGTGGTAACTTCTTCTGCTTTTCTGTAAGTCCGCCTTCTCCGACTTCGTTAATCATACCGCGCATTTTGTCATATTGCATTCCGCAAGCTTTCATTGTGTTGTCGTCATCCATTTTGGACGTGTCAACTAAAGACTTATCTTCTTTTGCACAAACAGACATAAACGCCTTGTACATAGCCTCTTCTTCTTCTTTGTATTTTTTGGCTACGGAAATTTCAATATTGCCGTTTGAGCGATCAATATTTGCTACTAGTGGGTTTTTAATTTCTTTCATTTGAGTGATATAAAATTGCTGATGGATAAATTTCTAACTTATGAGCATCTGAAACATCATAAATTTCATTTAAGGTGTTTAGTTTTTCAATGTTAGTATAGTCATTTACACAAGAAATCATCGTACTTGTCCAATTTTCTTTTTCGCTTCCGCATACGACAGATTCACATAAACTTGCAACCATTTCTTGTTGTTGTTTTGTTAGTTTTTTCTTGCCTATTTTCTTTAACATTTCTTCCGTTGCTAATGACTGTAAAGCCTCAACTTCATAAACAGTTGCTTGTATAGCATCTCTTGAAACAGTTTTAGCTGCATCGGTTGTTCCCAATGGTCTACCAGGGACTCCTGGGACCTTTTGTTCTTTGGAATCATCATCATCTTCTATCATTGGTATTCCACCTACAATTGGATTATAATGACCTTTTTTCCTTTGTTCTACAAACTTATCTTGTGCGGCATCTAATTCTTCTGCTAGCGGGAATCTTCCAGTCTGTATGATTTGCATACCTTGTTCTGCTGTTAATATTCCTAATTCCATAAGTCTTGTTGTAACTCTCATAAGCTGAACCTCATCTCTAAGATCAACATCTTGGAATTTTACGGTTGGATAAGATCTGAAACCTAAATCTTTTGCTATCCTTTTAATCTCTGGTTGTAAGAAATCGTTAATGAATGCTTCTCTAGCTTCTTTTAGCCTATCTAAAAATACTCTTGCTTTAATTTGAGCACCATTGTATTTGTCCTCATTAAGTATAATGTTTTGTAAGCCCTCCTTAATATCTTTGTTAATAACCTCGTATTTTTGAGGGCCAACCACTCTATTGATATCTGGAATAACAAAATCAGCTTTTGTTGTGTAGTCTGAAACTAAAACTCTGCCAACGGATTCGTTTTGGAAAAGTTTTTGCATAGCCTTCACATTGTGGTGATTGATGCCTCCCTTTTCTGGATCTGTGCCCATGGTTATCATGAGTATAACGTTTTCAACAGTTCTCATTATAGCTTGATCCATTTTCTTCATTTCCATCTTTGCGTTTATATCCTCAAGTACTGGATATCCAAATGGTATTGCAAATGGCTCATAATCTTGTTTTTTATAGAAGCTGTAAGCAATTCTTTCGTTATCTAGGTTAATTCTTAAACCGTCTTTAAAATATGCTCCATCTTTGATTTGCTTTTTTACCTCTGGGTCTAAAGCTTCAAATATTTCTTTATCGTAATCATTCTTTGGATTAGCAAGTCTTTCCATGTCAAACTCAGAAAGTATCTTGGCGTATGCCCCACCCTTAGCACTAAATACAGTGCTTCTTTTAGCTACGATTTCGAATGGGTTTAATAATATATATTTAATTGGAAATTTGTTTTCAACTGGGGAATCAGCTATGTTTTTGGAAAACTTCTTTAAATCATCTAATCCAAACTGTCCATCTATTCTATATAAGAATATATTACCACTTCTGTAATATTCTCTAAAGTATTGATCTTTTAAATCCCATATCTTTATCTTATCTAATAGTTTTTGGAAAAAATCTCTTGAATTTGCATTTCCACCTTCCAAATATAATTCTGAATTAGCGAACTCAGACATCATATCAACAGTGTTTCTGAAAATTGGTACGTTAGCATATGCCTTTTGACACAACTCTATTGCGTCTCTAACATTTATCCCATCACTAGTTAACTCATAAGGTAATAAACCCTTTCTGATTTGACTATATCTATTTTTTGGCCCAGTTACTGCAGATCTATTTATTCTAACAGATGTTCTGCTTGATGTGCCACTCACAGCTCCTGCTCTATCGTAAGAAGCTTCCGAGACGTGATAAGCGGCTCCAGCGCTTATAGGTTCCACGTTTTCCTGCGCTTTAGAAACCTCGTTTACTGATTTTCTGAATTGATTCCAGTAGTTTGATTTTTTAATGTATTTTCTAGGCATAATGTATTATAAAGTTCTTTACACAAAGTTAAAGTAACTTTGCCAACTTTAATTTAGAAACATTGGAGTAAAGCCAACGTTTTTTTCTACAGGTATGTCCATCATGTCATAATATATGTTCATACCCCAGTTACCTAGGACTAATGCGGAGTAGGAGTCCTTTCTTGGTCTATCTGCGCCTTTTTGTCTTTTTAGGTTGCTAGGTAAGTCAAAACTCTGTGTACCACCAACAGATGTTGAAACTTGCACAAGTGCACATTCAGCTTTTGTCAAATCCAACATATCTTTTTGGTGTTCTATAAATTCTATCATCTTAGCGCCCACATTCTTCTCGTCTTCGTATTTTGAGAATTTGAGATCTTTGATTGGTATTTTTTTAGATTTTTGTAACGAATAGTTTTCATCCATCGCTGTAGCTGCAAAATATATTTTTTTTCTATCGAAAGACGTTTGTAACATTTCGTTTGAATTTCTTATCCACTGTGACGTCGGTTTTCTCAAATTACATATGACACCGCTAGATATGTTGTATTGTCTTCTAGCTTCCTTAAGATCTGACACATAATTTTGAGGATTGATAAAATCAGCGTCAAAACAGCCTATGTTCATGTTTGCCCTTTTAAATATATCACTTTCGTTTGCAGAATTTAAAAACTGCACACCACCATTGTAGTCTCCCACAATCATTATAATGTTAAAGTGTTCTAGTAAGTATTTAAAATATATGATATGCTTTTTTAGGTTTGTGCCTGGCAAAGCGTAACTGTGGACCACAACCCCTTTCTTTTGTTCTGGTATAAGTTTGATAACTTGTATAGCAAAATCATCAGATGTTTCAGATTCAGACCAAGATGGGTCAAATGCCATAATATATTGAGCGTCTGGATCTCCAGCGATTTCGACAGCCGGTGATTCCCCATCAACAATAGTACAATCGGACATTTTACTAATTTTAAAATAACCTGCGCTATCATCAGTAAATATAGCATTAAACTCTCGATCAATTTGAGACTGACTCATAGTTCCTCTTGCTTGAGTAATAAGGTTTTCATCATACAAAGCTTTGGGAGCGCAGTCATAACTAAACTGCATAATACACCTTCTACCTTGATT